TTACATATTAACCGAAGCAAATGGATGGCGCTCGATAGCTCTCTTCAAATGTTCGTCGAACAACTTCAAATATACAGCAGTAGAATTTATTGAATCATGGCCCAGGAGTTTACTGAGTGTATAAATATCAATACCTTCTTCAAGAGCATACACAGCGAAGCAGTGGCGAAAAGTATGGGTGCTGTAGCGCTTTTTCTGGTCTTCTGGAATGGATTTTGTCTGCTTAATGAGTTTGGTAATCATATGTTGAACGGTTCGTCTTTGAATGGCTGTTTGACCATTATCGTTGGAAAAAACGTATAGCTTACTAAATTCCGCTTCCGTTAATTCTTCTTTGAGACAAGCATACTTAAAGTAGATATACTCTAAGAGGATGAATAGTGCATGTTGATTGATCATTCGCTCTCTTTTGGTGCTTTTTCCCTTAGCTATAACCTTTATGGTTTGGCGTACGGGTTCTATATCTCCGATTTGCAGATTACATAGCTCATTGAGCCGAATTCCAGAACCAAGAAAAGTCCAAATGATAACATGATCTCTCTGACCAGTTCGCTGCAATTGAGAACGCTTGATTAATTCTCCTAATTGTTCACGCGTAAATGCTCGTGGTAGATAATCTTCAGACCAAGTAATCTTCAAAATACCTTTTAAGTCAGTGATATCCATCATCCAGAAGTGACGAAAAGTAGTTTTGAAAAATGTTCGGAGAAATGCACTCTTTTTTGATCGAGTGTTTGAATTTTGGCATGCAGAAAGATATTCAACAAGCAGCGAAGGTTCAGCTGTCTGTTCTAGCATAGAGTCTTTCCCGAGCTTTGCAAAAATAAAGTTTTGAAACAAGCCGAGTTCATATAAATAAGTTTCTTGAGAAGTTTTGCTTAGACCAAGAAACTTTGAACATGTGATAAAAAATTCGCAGGCTTGCTCAAACGCTATCTCTTCTTTTTGAGATTCCAGAGTAGGAGATGAGAGACCAGCTTCTTTCAAGGCTTTTTCAAGAAGCTCTGGTCCATATGTTGCTATGATAGATTGAATATCAGCGTGTAATGATTGAAGTGGAGACTGACTTTTGGTAATAGGCATTATTTTTCCTCCCTGGTTTTAAAATATAATTGGTTGATGGCCATTCGAAGAACTTTTTCTTCTCTGTGAATATACAAACTGGTGCTTTCAGGACGTTCGTGGCGAGCTAAATACATAATGACCTGTGGGGTATATTGATTCTGCTCTGATAGTCGGGTGATAAAAGTATGACGAAACAGATACAGACCTCCAGGATATTCATTCCAGCTTGCTATAAGCTTAAACAGTGTATAAAAATCAAGAAGTTTATTTTTGAAGTTTTTTGGATTCGAATGGAAAACGAACCCCTTTTGATCTGTAGGAGTTAACTCTTTAAATTGTGCTGTGAGAACCGCAGGAAGAGGTAGAAGAGTAGCTTTCCCTTTTCCTAAAACAGAAATTTTTTGAGTTTCTAAGTTTATGTCTTTCCACTTCAGCTCACTCATTTCTTGAGGTCGAAAGCCTAAAAATAGCATCAGGGAGAATGCAAGCCTATACAATTTTGGATTTGGTGAGTATATATCGGATATTTCTAGCAAATGACTGATTTCCATGTCAGATGGAATTTTACGATATACATACTTGTCAAATTCAATGCCATTTACTTGCTCGGCAATGTCGTGAATTGTGAGCTTCATTTGATGCATTCGCGCAAAAAGTGCACGTACGGTATAAAATACATCACTTGCATAGCGCTGAGAGATTTCTTCTCTTTGAACTTTCCGAATAAGATGATGTCGAAATTCTACTAAATGCTCGGAAGTAATTTTAAATAGAGGTAGAAAATTTAAGTTATAGTCACTGAATTCTGTAAAAGTGTTTTTTAACCATATCAAGAACTTTGTATAATGACGATTGTTTTTGAGCATAGTAGACTCGGTAATACCATATTTCTTTGCTGACTTATTGCATGCTGTGATCGTCGGGTGATCTATTACAAAGTTTTTGGTAGAATGGGAGCAATGTATAAAATCAGACAGCTCTAACTTTGGAAAAAATAAGGTGAACATTTTGCTGAGCAGTTTAAACTTTTTTGGAGTAATATGGGTCTGTTTAGCAAAGGAAATGAATGTTTCTTTTTGAGTTAACATTTCCTTTTGAATTTGCTGAATACTAACATGAGACATAAGTGCGACATACTGTAAAAACTTTATGATAAACTTATAGTTATCATAAAACCCAAAAGGATGCTTGTTCTTTTGTGAAGCCAAGAAGGCATAGAGTTCTTTGACAGTTATTTTTTCTTTTGCAAGATTGTCAAGAATCCATTCGTTGATGGCTTGTGGTCCTTTATATTCTTGTATATTACTGCTGTTTATGTTGAACAAAGTACTCACATGTTTCACCAAACTTTCCAGAGTAACTGTTTTAATGTCAAAAGTGTAACCAGTTTGAGGCGGTGCTATACAATTTGCGGAAAAATATGTCACAGAAGAAGCATTCTGTGTAATTTTTTTCCTGTTTTCTGTCGAGCTGTTTCCGTCAACTGTATTAAGCTTTTGGATAGAAGAGGAACGTTTTTTCATTGTCTTCTCCTTTTTAGTTCAGGATTTAATCCATATTGTTGAGTGAGTTAGGTCTATATCTTCGTACTAGTACGAAGAATATAGGCCTTTTTTATGTATTCATTATTCTGTTCTTGTTTTGCTGTACATTATAAAAAATCCTATATGTTGTATTAATAAATAGCCATTTATAAGCATTTTTCAAGAAAAAAACAAGAAAACCCCTACATATAGGATTTTCAAGAAAAAAACAAATGAGTTTTTTAAAATTAAAATAGGTGATCTGTATGTTCGATATAACTGACTTACTTCAAAATGATGAAGATCCTGGACAAGACATCATGATCAAACTGAGGTGGGCCAGAGAATGGGCCCTAAATAGAAATTTAAAGATAGAGGATTTTAATAAGAACCATGGGTGGAACTTAAATGAATGGAGGGAGGCTAAGTATATCAGTCGGGATATTATTTTTAAAGACAGTTTGTTAATACGTATTCCGGCTTTATATAGAAGAAACTTCTTAGCATATGATCATGGGTTTACGAAAAAAGAGTTAGCCAATGTAATAGACGAATCGGAAAATAAAATAGGAGATTTGCTCAATATAAAAAGAGAACGTACACCGAGGGATGGAACATTTGAGAAGATGGCCATTGCTTTAGATGTTCCGTTGCCGTATTTAAAAATTGATAATTATGATAGACTTGAAAACGATGAATTCATAGAATATGAGCATGTAGCTGAAAGAAAAAAACTTGAGCAGTTGAGTTCTATCTTTCATGATAAGTTGGAAGGAAGGAATGTTAGGGGATTTGTTATAATTAACGAATCAAACTACATGATTAATGAAGAAAGGCTATATGCTCGTTTCGAAACAAATGATGTATATTACAGGTTGGAATTTTTTGTGAGGAGAAATTGTGGTATTCATGATGCCATGAATCTTCGGAAGCAATTTAAGCAGAGAGTAGATTACATGATTTTTACTCCCGCAACATTGCGTAAAAATTACTTAAAGTTAATTTTTACAGGCTCTTACACGAAGGATGCGAAAAAGTTCCAAAAATATATTGATGAGATGAAGAAAAGAAAGTATACACGGGTAGTGGATACAACGGGAGAATATATAAGAGCATTTAATCAATAAATCCTACAACTTATGGGATTTCTGAAATAACATAATAACGATTGTAAACCCTCCTTATTAAATCTGGAGGGTTTATTTTTTTGTGTACCTTAGCTAATAGGACATAGTTTGCGGTGAATAAGTATGTATCAAAGGAGGGGAAGCATATGAAAAAAAATCATTCTTTTACATTTACATATGTTTTCCTTGAACCCGATAAACAGGTTGTTAGTGATAAGCCGGTAGCGCTTGATGCTAAGCAGGCTGTAATCGACTACATTATTAAAAAGATTATTCTGGAAGGTGAGTCTAAACGTTTGCGCTAGTTCAAACCTGTCAATAATTAATCAAGAACAAATGTTCTTGTTATATATGGAGGGATGAACATGTATACAGCGATTTATATACGTGTGTCAACAGGAATGCAGGCGACGGAAGGAACCGGTTTAGAAGGGCAGTATGAAGCGTGCCTGAAAAAAGCACAGGAATTCTTGGTGTCTGCATCAGCCATTAAGTTATATAAAGAAGATGGGTTTACCGGTGAAGATATTAGTCGGCCAGCGATGAATGAACTACGGAGCGATGTAAGTGCGGGTAGAATTGAGCGTGTCATTATCACTCACCCTGACCGGCTTACCCGTGATTTAACAGATAAGCTCATCTTGTGTCGGGAGTTTGAAAAAAGCAATGTTGAGCTTGTTTTTGTGGATACGGAATATCGAAACACGCCAGAAGGACAGTTGTTCTTTAATCTGATGAGTTCGATTGCGCAGTATGAATTATCATTAATTAAAAAACGTACTGTGCGTGGGCGACTGAAAGCTGTGGAGAAAGATAAGAAAATCATGCCAATGCGGGTAGCTCCATACGGTTTTAACATGGTGAACAATAAGCTTCTAGTTAACGAAGAAGAAGCGGAGTTTGTCAAAAAGGTATATCACTGGTATGTGTATGAAGGGCTGACGCTGCGGGAAATTGGAGAGAGACTGTTTACGCTTGGAGCTGAACCGAAGCGGGCGGAAAGTAGGAACTGGGGTGCAAGCTCAATCCGAAGGATATTGACATCAGAAATATATATTGGAAAGTACTATTACAACCGACGTCAGACTAGCAAGGTAAAGGGGGAGAAAACGAAGTCCGGATCTCCCCGGAAAACATACAGCTTCCGAGATAAAAGTGAATGGATTATGCTGGATGTTCCGCCAATTATCGATGAGCAGCTTTTTGAATTGGCGCAGCGGCAGAGAGAAGTGAATACGAAGAAATCAGGAAATGTAAAATACGAGTATTTATTGAAATCGCTTATTCGCTGCGGCCATTGCGGACGGATGTGGCAGTCGACTACGTATTCGGGTCGTGTGGATAAACAGACAGGTAAGCGAATGAAATATATGTGCTATCGATGTCCGAACCTTTTTCCGAAAAAGTATGGTGAGGGTGTGGAGAAGTGTTGTACAAAATCACTTCGAGCGGAAGAACTGGATCGGTATATATGGGGCCTTATTCTTGAAACGATTTCGAATCCGGATGACTATATTCAGCGTATAACTAGACAGTCAGGAGATATTCTGGAGAATTTGCTCAGTACGGCATCGCTTCTGCAAAAGCAGGTAGAGCAGAAGGAGAAGGAAAAAGAGAAGATCAAAACGATGTTTAAGCGAGAAGTCATTGACGAAAAAGAAATGGTGGATGAAATGCAGAAAATAAACACCGCTATGAGAACGATACAGGCTGAGTTGGAGAAGTATGAGGAGCAGGTGGTTCTTCATAAAGAGAAGGAAATGTCAGCTGACAGAATAAAGGAAATTGCCCAGCTAATTAATCAATTTGTTGATAATGAGGGTAGAGATCTTACTTTTGATGAGAAACGTACAATTGTGGAAGCACTTGTAGATGAGATCATAATTCGATTTAATGATAACAGTGTTGAGGTTACAGCAGTAGGGGCGCTGGATGAATTAAAGCGTCAACGACTGCTTCAGCATTGCCATGACGTCGGTTCGGGTTTATATCACCAAGAAATTTGAAAACACCGGAGAAGATAGCGAAGATCTCATATCCATCGGGACCATCGGTTTGATTAAAGCGATCGAGAGCTACAAGAAAAACAAAGGGACTAAGTTGGCTACATATGCCGCTCGGTGCATAGAAAATGAGACTCTAATGTCAACAGTAGTGCATAGAAAGGTGTGGTTATCCACAGTCTTTTTTATTATACACATATTAAATAATTAATTATTGTGAATAGTGTGAATAAAATGTTAATAACTTGTGTATAAGTGCAGAGCATATCTTAGTGTGGGATAAATTCTTTATGTGCGTTTAAACAAAAATAATTAATTTACTCCAATTTATATGTTTACACATCCTGAAATCTTTTCTAAAATAAAAATGTTAATATATAGAAAATAAGGGAGTGGATTGTATTATATTAACATCCTTAAATATCTCTGCTTTAGTTATTTTCGCCATGAGATTTTTTGAGATTGACACAGAACTGAAGTTTAATAGAATCGTACTATATAAATTATACTTGATATTTTGATATAGTAGTATGATTGGAAGTAGGCGATTCAAAAAAAAGAGGTTGGATGCGCCCTGCGCTCCAGCAGAAGAAAGGAAAACGTGTCTTTTTCCGCCCGCCCACCGCCCTTCCTTCTGTTCTTACCTCTCACCACAAGAGTTTGTCGATTTATCAAATCAGATATATATATATTTCAGTAGTTTTTACTATTGCTCTAGTAAATAAAAGCAAAAAGGTGTAAAACATTATGAAAATGAAGCTGTAGAGTAACCATCTATTCTTTTAAGCACTTCTTTATATAAGTGAAGGCTTCTAGCTAAAAATAAAACGAAGCTAGGGAATAGTAGACACTTTACAGTACATAAATGATAATTTTAATCTTTTTGTAACCTTATTTACTAAAAAGCAGTTTATGATAGAAAATGAATCAATTTCTATAGAGAGAAGGAAGTAAGGTTGCAAAAATCAAGATTACAGGAAGCAAGGTTGCGGAAAGCCAGAAGGAAAAGCATTTTAATTTGGTCTGCCATTGTATGTTTAGGGATTATTATTTTAGTTAATCTCATCTTTCATCCATTGGATAAATATTTAGCACACGCTAATGAACCTGATATTACTGTAGGAAAAGAAAAGCCAGCGCAGGAAAAAGAAAAGCAGACACAACAACCGGCTAATTCTTTACAAGGTGACACAAATAAACAACAGCAGCAAATTCAGCAACAAACACAGGAGGGAACAACACAGATCCAAGAGCAAGTATCCCAGGAAGGCCCTCATCCGTTACCTCTTGGGAAGCTCATTAATAACATTCCAACAAAGGATAACAAGACTATTTATTTAACTTTTGATGATGGACCTAATGAACATACAGCGGAAATCGTTTCTATTCTTGAAAAAAATAAGATTAACGCTTCTTTCTTTTGGATCGGTGATAAAGTAACAGATAAAATGGGTGAATTTGGCCATCAGATGATAGAAAAAGGAAATGTGATTGGTTCACATACTATGCATCATGATGCACTTGGTAAAGAAAGCGGAGCTAAGCAAAAAAATGATTTAAAACAAGCAGCTAGCCTGATTGGAGATAAAGTTGGACATAAGGTTACTTATATGCGTCCGCCTTACGGATCGGTAAATGCGGAAACTAGAAAGATTACGAAAGAACTTGGTCAGTATATTATGTTTTGGGAAGTAGATAGCCTGGATTGGAGTCTAGCTCATAAACCAGAACAAATTCTAACAAACATTAAAAATGGAAAAGTAAAGCCAGGTTCGATTATTCTAATGCACGAGCGTAAGCAGACGGTTGAAATGCTTCCAAAGGTTATTGAGTATTTACGAAGCCAAGGCTATAATTTTGCAGCATTACCTGCTTCTCCTGTACCAGAAGAAGCAAAAACGAAATAGTATTTTTAGATGAGTGGCTATTAAATGTTTTAACTTACGAGAGTTTATACAAAGAAAATAGATCAATTTCTGAAGTCGTCTACTATAGACGGCTTTTTTCTTTTACTGGAAATTGCTGTTTTTATAAACACTCCTAAAGAGAGTTATAATGGAATATAGATAAAATGAGGAGTGTAGGTTATGAAAAATATTTATATAGTTGCTTTTATTTTAATTGTAATTGTTGCTTTTATTTTATTCTTTCGTTTCTGGAAATCAAGAAAAAAACAAGATGTAAAACTCCAAAAAGAACTAAAGAAAAATGCAGAACGTATTCGTCACCGACAAAAACAGGTGGATAAATTATCAGCCAAACTTCAGGAGAGGCTAGATAAAAAGTAATCATTCTCTGTATGGCTCTGTTAGCAAAGGAACGCTGCAAACCACTATGTTTGTTGAGGATGACATATACGATCATACGTTTAGAGGAAAGTGATAATGACACAGCCCTGCTGTCCGTATGGATAACAGGGCTGTGTACTATGTATAATATTTAGCTTTTTGAAGCTGGATTAATTATATACACATGTAAACAAGCGGCATCTGCATAGCCTTCATTAATAGGAGGGGTACGCAGATGCATAGTAAGATTATCAAGGGAAGTTTTGCTGATAAAAATTTGCTTGCCTGCTATATGTATCTCAAAGAGAAGTATAGGAGGGAAAAGCTGCGTGATCGGAATCTATGCACGAGTGAGCACAGAGGAACAAGCGAAGAGCGGCTTCAGCCTGAAAGATCAGATTAGGGAGTGTCAGAAGAAGGCTGGAACAGATAACTATAAGCAATATATAGATCAAGGAATTTCTGGCGAATTCTTAGACCGGCCGGCATTATCACAGCTTCGTCAGGATGTTCGGGACGGATTGATTACGAAGGTGGTTTGCTTAGACCCTGACCGTTTATCACGTAAGCTTATGCATCAGCTTCTTATTACCGAAGAGTTCGATCAAAAAGGTATTCAGTTGATTTTCGTAAATGGTGAGTATGCCCGAACGCCAGAAGGTCAGCTATTTTACAGTATGCGTGGTGCGATTGCGGAGTTTGAAAAAGCGAAAATCAATGAACGGATGAGCCGTGGTCGGCGGGAGAAAGCACGGCAGGGAAGAGTACTTCGTGATTTTCAAGTGTATGGTTACAACTACGATAAAGAGAACGAGCAGATGGTTATTAATGAAGAGGAGGCTGCGATCGTTCGTCTCATATTTGATTTGTTTACGAAACCATGGAAGGTACAGGGGATGAACGGGATTGCTCTTTACCTTACAAAAGAAGGAATCCCTACAAAAAGAGGAAAAGGCGTATGGCACCGTCAGGTAGTACGTCAAATTCTGATGAATGAAGCCTACATAGGCGAGTTTTATCAGAATCGATGGAACACAGAAGGGATGTTAGGGAATAAACATAAAAGCAAAGAAGAACACGTTCCGATGAAAGAACGTCCAAGGGAGGAATGGATTCTTATTCCTTGTCCTTCTATCATTGAGCAGGAACAATTTGAATATGCTCAGAAGTTACTACAGGACTCCCGAAGAAGGTGGGCTAAAACAGGATTGCATGAGTATCTTTTGAGTGGATTGCTGCGTTGTGCTAATTGTGGAAATACGATGACCGGCCGTCGTGCAAAAAATTGGGGAAAGTATGTATATGAATATACAGATAGAAAAAATACAGCTGGTACTCAGCATAAAGGCTGTGGAAGAACGATAAAAGCTGAAAACTTGGATAATGAAGTGTGGGAAGCAATCAGGAGTTGGCTAAAGCACCCGAATGAAGTAGCGGCAGCAACCGAGATAGATAAGGAACAACAGGAGAAATTTTCCGTCGAACTAATAGAGATTGGGCGTTTGCAGAAGGAAATCGAAAAAGTAAAAATAGGCCGGAAAAGACTTTTTACGTTATTTGTTGATGGAATGGATATAAAAGAAAAAGAGATACGTGAACAAATACATTTTTTGAAGGAGAAAGAAGAAAAAGCGACGAAGAAATTAGAAAAATTGAAAGCAAGGGTTAGGGAAGCGAAGGAAGCGCAGTTTAATCAGCACCTGTTGAGCGAGGCAGCAGAATATTATTTGACCAGGCAGCATGATAAATTAACATTAGAGGATAGGAAGCAGTTAATTCGTCAGTTAGTGCGTGAGATTATCGTGTATGAGGAACGAATAGAGATATTTACGTACTAAGCAATACGATTGACTTTAGAATCGAGATTTTAATGCATTTGCGTTCATTAAAGAAAACGAAAAAGGACGTTTCGCTGCATGATCCGATTGGAACAGATAAGGAAGGAAATGAATTTAGGCTAACAGGATGTACGTTGTGGATAACTAAGAAGAGGAGAGGCGAATCACTCCGGCAGGTAAATCTCAATTTCTAAATCGAAGTTATCGCCACGTTGATGTTTTTCTTTTCTATATGTTACTTTTTCGATGACCTGTTTCAGTAGGTCATTTTTCTTTTCCGGATCTTCTGTTTGATGATACGCTTCGATTACATGTTTAATACGCGGTAATAAGCTTTCCTTGGCAGTTTCCTGTTCGCGTACACGGCTAGCTTCTTCAGCTACCCTTTTAATTGCTTCTTTCGTTTCACTTATACGGCCCATGATGTTCTGATTACGTTCTAAGTAGGTGTCTATATCATAGACGCCACGTTCCAGCAAATCATGCAACTTATTTTTTTGTTTTTCCAATTCGTCTAGCTGCTTCTCCATGTCGCTTATGATAGTCTCTGGTGTAAAAGAGGTTGACTCTGCCTCTGTTTCGGCAGCTACTTCCCTTTCTATTTCCTCCATATTTACTTCGAAATCATTCAACCATTGTTGTAATTGATTTAGTACAGCACGTTCTACATATTCAAAGCGGGTGCTTTTGTTCTTGCAGTTCACATTGCTGCAGCGAATGTGTGGAGCCTGCTTTGTGTACGGACGTTTAATCATAGCAGCACTACATAAGTCACAGCGAACTAGGCCAGCTAATGGATTAGTAATTTTCAAGTTGGCCCGATTAGGTACTCGTGTTTTCTGTTTCAGTGTTTGTTGAGCCTTCTTGAAAAGTTCAGTAGAAACAAGTGAATCATGTTTGCCTTCTACATCAATCCATTCATCACGAGGGCGCCACTCCTCGATCCCTTTCTTCTTATTGGTGTACTTCTTGCGCCATTGCATACGACCAATATAAACCTCATTCCTCAAAATTGATATGACAGAATAGGGGGACCACAATCCTTTACCTGAAGGAGTAGATATTTTCATTTCATTGAGCCGGCGGGAAATACGTGATGTACCAACTTTTTCATTTACATACCAATGAAAGATAAGACGAACAATTTCAGCTTCTTTCTCATTTGGCACAAGAATAAGATCGTCGCCTTTACTGTAGCCAAACGGAGCTTTCGTACCAATAAAACGCCCTTCCTTTACAGAAGCAACACGGCCGCGCTGAAGACGTTTGTTGATTAGCTTTAGCTCACGACGCGCCATGAATGCCTCAAATTCAGAGTATTCCTCGTCAAATTCATCTTCGAGGTCATAGCTTTTTTGAGGTGTGATAATCAGTGTTTTTGACTCTTTGAATGCAGCAATAATAGCACCCTGGTCGCGCATATCACCACGGCCTAATCGGTCAATATCCATACAGAGAACAGCATCATACATACCGTCTTCGACTTCATTCAATAGCCTGATTACTTCAGGGCGATCAGCAATGCGCTCACCAGATACGATTTCTTCATAGATTTTTATAATGTTGTATTCGTTCCGGTGTGCCAGCTCCAGCAGAGCTTTCTTATGTTTAGATAATGTTTCACCTTCGCCACGCATTTCTGCTTCGATATCAGCGCGGGATTTACGTAGATACATGACGACTCGATTCAGACCTTTTGGAAATTCACGCATGGTTTACCTCCTGTATACTGATATGATTTTATGCTGAATAGATAAGGATAATTTGTATTGCTATAAAAAACCACAAAAGTGGCAATTGAGAATAACGTGGATATTTTGAGAACAAATTATACATAATGGAATAGGAATGTATGTTCTGTTTTATAATTAAAAAGAAGAGCCTGAGAAAGGCTTCAGAATTCAGATATTAATAATAGTACATAGAGGAGAGTTATTCACAACCCTCTCTTTATTTTAGCGTATCATTGTTCATTATCGTTATGAATAGTCGAAGGAAGGTTTGTTCTTGGTTGCAAGTGAAAAGAAAAGCGGAAAGGATAATTTTACCTACCCCCATTAATAATCAAATGCATACCATTTGACAAATGATAAAAGAACACTGTTTATGGGCTCTTTTAAATTATATAGCATATATATTTTATTTTAAGGCAATAAAGCTAAAGCTACATATAATAAAAAAGAACGCGGCTTAAGCAGAAATTTTTCTGGAACTATATACGAGAAGAAGCAAACAAAAGTTCTTTTTTTAGGCTATAAGTGTTATAATTTAACATGATAATCGATTAGATGAATAACAAATATATCCAAGTGGGAGGTGATTCAAATGGCAAAAGGGGCACATTTGAAAAAGCTTTTTCAGAGTTATAGGGATGGTAATGATGAGTTATTTAAGGATGTTGCTCAGTTAATTATTGAAGATGAACAGAAGAAAAATCATTTGCAATTAGCAGAGGAACTGCAGCGAATCATTAATTCAACTGTAACTCGTCGAAAAGCTGAAACAAATTTCCAGCAGAATTATTTTCATCTTTTGCCTAAAGATAAAGATTCCAACTACCCATTAATGGATATAAAACAATCAAAAAAGGTTTTAGCTGATTTGATCTTGGCTGAAGAAATGAAAAATTTGATTATTGAATTCATCCAGGAGTTTGAACAGGCTGATATTTTAGCATCTTACGGGTTAACAGCAAGAAATAGATTTTTGTTTTGTGGACCACCAGGATGTGGAAAAACAGTTACAGCTGAAGCAATAGCAGGAGAACTAAGTCTGCCTCTTTTATATATTCGATTTGACAGTGTGGTCTCTTCTTATCTTGGTGAGACGGCCTCGAATTTACGTAAGGTTTTTGATTTTGCTACTAAAGGAACATGGGTTTTATTTTTTGATGAGTTCGATGCTATTGCTAAAAGTCGAGATAATTCAGATGAGCATGGGGAACTGAAAAGGGTAGTCAATAGCTTTCTGCAGCTGCTGGATAATTATCATGGAAATAGTATTGTGATTGCAGCTACAAATCATCAACAATTATTAGATTCAGCTATTTGGAGAAGGTTTGATGATGTACTCTTTTTTGAAAAGCCTAATGTTACTGAAATTAAAGGGCTTTTAACAAAACATCTAAAAAGATTTCCGTATGAAGCTATTGATGTAAATAAATTGGCTGTTAGTATGAATGGATTTTCACATGCTGATATTGAGCGTGTGTGTCTAACAACAATCAAACGGGCAATCATTCATGGTGAAAAGATGATTACACATGATGATTTAAAACATCAGATAGAGCTATATCAAAAAAGAAATCGAGTATACAATAATTGATAAAAGGACGAGTGACCTCGTCCTTTTTATTTTAATCTTCCTCGTGTTCTTTGAGGAATTCTTTGGTTTATTCTGTTAGAAACTGAGTCGTATAACTTTGCCTCAACATTTTCATGTTCGAGTGATACTACAATTGCATAGTTTTGCTTTTCATTACCTTCATACCACCTCTTCGCACATTTAACCACAAGATAATAAGTATCTCCATAGTCCTCTCGGGACCTCTTGGAGGCTGCTATAGTATGTGTTGCCTTTAGGAGAGTTCCACGCTGTACCTCTGTCATAGAAGGAGACAAATTACATTTGCACCTTTTCTTCTCAGTAGGAAGTGAGTCTTTTTCAAATTCATCATCATCTGGTTTGCAGGTGTACCTTTTAATTTCATCTAGAGAGAGACCCCGATACAGGGTAAACGACATTTTAGTACCTACATAATCAATTCGGCTATCACGGCAAGGGGGATTATACGCCAGTGAAATATGAATTTTTGTCTTTCCTTTTTTATTATATACTTCATCCGGAATAGGGATTTCAAATACACTTACCTTATCAACTTCAATTTGTCCTTCATGATACATAGTTACATAGTGATCATAAGAGTTAGTAAGAATCTGCTCTCTAACTTCTCCATAACCAGATAGCCTAGTTTGATAAGTTTTTAATTCTGATGGTTTTGAAATAGTATTAGAAAATTTTTCTGCTACTGCTTTTATAGCTTGTGTTTCAATAGTAGCTGTATTAATAAGTAATGCTCGGAGTAAATTTCCTTTTGCAGTAGGAATCTCACGTTTAATTCTTCCTAATAAATGGGCAATATACGGTGCAGCAAAACTCGTACCTGAACGAACTTCAAACCATGAATCATTGCCATCAAATATACTAGTAGAAAATATACCGAGATTCCTATCGGAAAAATTTATTTGCTTTACTTGTGTATTCAGGGAGAAATTTCCCCCGTATGAAATTGTTTCTGGTTTAATTGAATTAGCATATCCGTATCCCGAGCGACTAAAAGGAGATATATGTTCCTTTTTAGCAATAGCACGATATTGAAGCTTTCTTCTAGAGTATGGTGAAATATAAGGGACTTCTTCCTTAGCCTTAGAGCCCACTGTTAGACCACTTATAGCAATCGCAGGAGGAATTACGGATGCTTCAGGATCATGTAGAAGATATTCCATATACTTTTCTAAAACCTCTTCTCCTCCTTCAGGAAAATAGTTTCCACTAGAAATGACGACCGCAATATTGTACTTATGATTTAGGGAGTCGATAATATAACTCCAAGGATCCATTTTTGTTTGTTGTTGATATGGAATCCGTGTATCGCCAAGAGAAATGTTAAATATTTTACAATTATAGTTATCACTGGCGAAGTATTCTATAGCTTCTTTTACAACTGAAGCGAGTATTTTTTCGTCTGAGAATTCATTGTTTTCATTAGTGACACGACCATTAAGTAAGCGAAATTGAGGCATAAGCGGACTGGGCTGTTGAAGGGTTGCGTAGACGTCTCCATACTGAGTAATACCAGCTACCATTGTTCCATGTCCGTTTTTATCAGCAGGGTCATCTAAACCGCCAAATGCTGCAGAATCATAAACAGTTCCTTTAAGAAGTGGGTGAGAAGAAAGTACACCGCTATCAATAATAGCGATAAAGGGCCCATCCTCAGGAGCAGGAATAACTTCTGGCAATTCATCGACTCCTATGTTTCTAACACTCTCGTAATCATGAGTTGATTGTTGAGGAAGATCGATGGTATATACATTATGATGCTCTAAAAGAGCATGAATATTTTTTCCTAAAATCGAAATTCTAATTAAGGCCAAATTTGATAATATACAATCATCTATAAATGATACCTCTAACTCTCTCAAGAAATCCCTAAAAAGGTTCACTTTATTATAGATTTCATGAAGTGAATCGTTCCCTGTATACAACTGCACATCAATAGTATATAATTCGTTTGTTTTTATATCTTCATGTTTAATAAGAGGTCCTTTTTTTTCTTCAGGAGTTAGAAAAACAAATTCATTAAGATTAGCAAATTCTGAGTAGTTAAGAGCTCGCTTCTTAGCAATCTTATTAGCAGTAAAATCAGAGAGGTGAGAGTTAAAAGTTTGACTGTTTTTTACGCGAACAATTACCTTGGTATCAGAAGGCACAGCTAATAATTCAAGTCCTAACTTTGAATATTTAATATGCTTACTGTTATCTTTTACAATGCAAAAAATAAAATCTTCACCAATTTTTTTTGCTTTTTTAAATTCGCTTTCTCTTTCTTGAAATCCTTTTTTTAACATTGCTCCATGAGCAGGAGGATAAACAATTCTATCACCTCGACTGTCTGGTTTTCCTTGACGAGTAAGATTAATATTCTCCTGAACAAGTGGTAGGTGTTGATACGGGTTCATTTTTTCACCCCTGATATAGTAGAAAATGTTTAGAAATAAGAAGAGTATATTGGGTATACGTTCCCTCTCTTAACGGGCTATTTGACTTATACATACTGTTATTAAAGTTGTGTTTGATATAGTATCTATGATACCACATTTTACCTAGTTGATGAATTACTCAAGCTTTACATCTCGTAAATGTACATTGTAATATAAGAAAGCACCGAAGATATAGAATGGTAAATATTTTTAAAAAAAACTGAAAAGGATTTTTCGGATTAATGTACATTGCAATTAAAATTCTTACTTAAAAATCATCATAAAAACTATCAAACCCATTCGTTTTTGAACTTTTAATAAGCAAAAATCCAATAATTCCAAACAAAAACATAGCTAAAAGTTCATTAAATGAGATTAGTTTGCTTGGGTTAAGAAAGGCACTAATAATATTTATAATGATCATAAATGTATCTAGAAGGATCAGAAACACCCCCATAATACCGTAAAGGGTCCGATCAATTTTGCGTTCATGTTTAATCCAGAAATTAATAAACCTACTGAAAAGAGTATCTTTTGATACAGCCTTTCTTGCCCAAGCCGAAAGAAAAGAGCCATTTTTTATTTCACCACCACCTTTTACTTTTCCCTCAACTTTAATATGAACTGATGAAGGTGCAGTATGAAACAGTTGTATAGTGGCTCCATCATTTTTATCAAGATAATCAAAATCAATAAGAAGATGGGACTTATCTGGGGCTTCCCTGATTGTAAAATTATTGACGGGATCCTTTTCAAAAATTTTAGTGTGAACTAATATTTCAAAACCATCAGATATGTTTATTCTCAAGGGGGCTTTTTCGGTTATATCGCTTTTATCAATTGTTTGGTTACCTTTATTCCATATCATAATTTTAGTTACAGTCAGGTTAGAAACTGGTTCACCTTTACATGTGATTTCAAGTTCCTCAATACCCTTTTGATAATCACGGATGATATTTTTGCCAGTTATCAAGTATCGTGGTTTTTTTTGAGGACGTGCTTTGACTGTTAGAATCAAACTGATTATACCAGCTACTGCAGTAGCTAAAGCGAAATATGGATTGGCGACAACCCAAGCCAAAAACTGCTCAAGCAATGAAATTCTCTCCTTTTTTACAACAATGTCTATGTTTCATAACTATTTTTGCGAAGCAAATCACTGTGAGTTCTATATATAAATAGATTAAAATTCAAATAAAATTTTCTCGTTTAATTCCAGAACTTTTTTTCGCCTTTTTTTCAAAAGTCACTGAGAAATCAATAATAGTAATCTTCTTTTCCGTATCTAACGTTTCAATAACTTCTCGCGCACCTTTGCTACCATAATATATCTAGAAGCGGTAGGGACAGGTTGAGTCTAATATTTTCTTTAATGATTTCGTACGGATAGCAGAATCAATCCCAAATACAGCAATCAGCTGCCGAGCAGCAGCTATGCTCCACTAGGCGATATCAATCCGATCCGGTCGACCATGTTCTCTCTTGTTTGGTACAGGATGTTTTTTTTTCCATATCAGCAGAAGATAGGGGCTAGATCAAGTAACTTCTTCTGCAATGCAAAATGAAACTCTGTCTTATTCACATGTTTTTTCTTCTGGCTGTGGGTGGGTTCACGCACGACTTCCTCTACAAGATGCAATACGACTTCACGCAACTTCTCAGCATCAATGATAAGAGTGATTTGCTGCATATCCCATCACCTCAGAATTTTATAGTGAATAAAACTCTATAAAAGGACAGAACGACACCAATGACTATATCGTCCAGATGTCGTTTGTTGTTTATAATTTGTGTATGATCTTTAACTGACCTTTTATTTCTTTGCCCAAAGTCCTTTTTCAGCATCTCGTGCCTGCTTTTGGAGCTTCACAAAGCTATCTGTATACTTCACATTCGGTGGGAACGTAGCGACCTGGGCATACCCTTCTTTCACAAGCGTCTGATTCAGCATTTCAGCTTTTGGATTCTTCGCATTACCTAACCATACGTAAGCCAGTAGACGGCCATATTTATCACGCTGTTGAACATCAAATTCAAGCGTAACTGTTTGACCATCTAAGCGTTTCTTTGTGTAAGCAGAGGCTTCTGGACCATATGGCTGTACCGGTTTGTTTGGATGAACTGTCTCTGGCGTATCGATACCAATCAAACGAATGCTTTCTTCCTTGCCATTGATCTTTGCTTTAAACGTATCTCCATCGACAACTTTCGTAACCGTAACTTTCAGGGTACCAGGAAGTTTGTTTTGAGCAGGCTTAGTTGTAGCCGGCTTTGTAGGAGCTGGTTGTGTTGCTTTGGTGGTAGGGGCAGACGTTGTTTTTGTACTTCCCCCATTATGATAGTGATATTCTCCGTCTTTTAATCCCCATTTAGCACAGTTTGTCCGACAAGTGTGACCTCCGTTTGCGTCAGTCCGACCAGGGTGAGCAGAAGCGGATAGTGGAGCTGCTACCAGTCCTAGCATGATCATGAGTGCAAGTATCTTTTTCATAAAGTCCTCCTTAAGATGATTGTTGAGTTAATTTCTTTTGTAAAAAAAGCCCCCTTACATGGGAGCCTAAGTAATGGTTTTATTCACGGGTAATGTTATGTTTTCACACCTTGAATTTTCTTTTTCAGGAAATCAACTCCATTTTATTGTAACTCAGGGATGATAAATGTACTAGGTCTAAAGATTAGACAAGTTTCGACAAAATGATACAAATGATATACCTTACTTTCACAGGTGGTGCATTTTTTGCACTTTATTCCAATTAATGGATGATTTAGTATGGAATCAAGAAAATGAAGGTGAGGGGATAGCAATGAAAGCAACAGGTGTTGTTCGTAAAATGGACGAGTTAGGGCGAATAGTATTGCCAGTTGAATTACGTCGTACGTTAGGGATTGCTGAAAAGGACGGATTGGAGATTTTTGTAGACGGTGAACAAGTAATTCTGCGCAAGTATCAGCCGGCATGTTCATTCTGTAATTCAATGGATGATGTGAAAGAGTTTAAAGGAAAGTTGATCTGCGGAAATTGCCAAGAAGAGATAGCTAAATGCAAATAAGAAAAAAAGCTACCAGGTGAGTAAAGCCAGGTAGCTTTTTCTGTGTTTATCTTTTGCTGATACATATTGTAATTTACTTACTATTTATTGTATTCCATTACTTCAAAATCAGATATTTGATCGAAAACAATATGATCTTTTCTGCTGGAGAATGGACCGATATTATAGTTTTTGTTAATGACATAATATTTTAAGCCAGAACCGTTTGTGCGTCCATTATACCAGTTGATAAAGGCTTTTATCTCGTCAGCAGACATATCATATTCTTTACGGTTTGCATTTGTCATCGTAATAACTAGTAAAGCACGATTGCCCTTTATATCAGGATCAGGTCCTGTTGAACCACCTGCTGTCGGTGTCGCAGATGCTTCGTTAGAAGTCTTAGTTTCTGTACCGTTTTCCAGTGCAGTTACTACATAGTAGTATGTTGTTCCGTTCTGCACTTTGTTATCTACATATGATTTATCTGTTACGTTATTAGCAATTACTTCATATGGTCCACCAGGAGTTGTTGATCTTTTTACAACATAGCCTGAGGCATTAATATCTGTTTCCCAGTTCAGGTTTACTACAGAGTTACCAGCAGATGCTGTTAGGTTAATTTCCACAGTATCTGGAGTTGTTACAGGTGGCGTAAAAACTTCTGTTGATTTTAAATAACTAACTGAGCCGCTTCCGGTTTTAGCACCAGCAACAGCATAGATTTTATCGTTTAATACCGTTGCACTATGGTTATATCTAGCTACATTCAAGCTTTTAACTGTTCTCCAAGTATCGCTTGAAGGGGTGTATTCCTCTACGGTACTTGTAGAATCAGAATATGAGTTAGAACCACGAGAAATAACAAATCCTCCAATAACATAGATTTTATCGTGGATTGCAACGGCAGGAGCACCTTTTGCGATAGGCATGTCAGTTTTCTTAGTCCAAGTATCAGTAAGTGGATCATATTCTTCTACTGTTTTTAAAGGAACGTTATATGAGCCGTTTGTATTAGCACCACCAATCATATAAATTTTTTGGTTGAATGTTACGGCGCTTCCTGATCTAGCAGAAGGCATGTCAGCCTTTTTAGTCCAAGTATCAGTAAGTGGATCGTATTCTTCTACAGTGTTGAAAAAGTTACGACCGTTCTGACCTCCTATAACATAAATTTTATTATCTACTACAGCTACACCCATTCCATACTTTGCAGTAGACATATCAGCTTTTTTACTCCAGCTATTAGTTACAGGGTCGTATTCTTCTACCGTTTTTACAGGAGTACCGTTTTCTAAACCTCCAAAAATATAAATTTTATGATTTACAGAAGCAATACCCATGATAGCTCTTGGTTTAGGTAGATTAGATTTTACTATCCATTTATCAGTTGAAGGATCGTATTCATCGACGTTACTTGCATATTTAACACCATTATTATGATAATATCCACCTATATTATAAATCTTACCGTTTTCTGAAATGGTAGCATTTCCATATCTCGCAATAGAAATATCAGCTCTGAACTCCCAGTTTCCTAAATCTTCAGCGTAAACAGGACTAGTAAATAAAAAAATAAAACATAGTAGTAAGGAAAATACATTTTTCTTCTTCACTTTTCTTAAGCTCCCCTAGTATAAAAAATTGTTTTCTTGCATTACGTAGTTAGTAAAGCTATTAATTTTTCTTTGAACATAAATTCTCTCCTTTTATGTAAGTTGTTTGGAATAAAATATACTTTTTTAGTTATATATCCCATGAGTAAAATATACCATGATTCGTTACTAAAGATATGGTTTTCTTGCTAAAAGTGTAGACATACCATTCCGAAATAGGTATTTAGATTGTGATACAAACGAGATATCTAGAATTTTAAATTAGTTAGTTGATATGTGTACCTCATGCTATTCTTGTTTGATATAAGAATGTTTGTTCTGTTTTGTGGTTAAAAAGAAGAGCCCAGGAAGGGCTTTTCAATTATTCGCAAGCAACACCATCTCCATCACGGTCTAGCTTTCGGCTGTACCCTGGTTCGCCTTCATGAATTGGTGTTACTCCAGCTGCTCTCGCTTCTGTACAATTCTTATACTGTATATTAGAAGAAGATGCAGTTGGTTTTTGAGTTTCTGCTACAGGCTTTTCAGATTGTTGCTTTGTAGGTTCTGCCTTTTTTGTAGCAGCTTCCTTGGGGTGAAAACCGTCCTCTTGTGCATAGTTCTCAATCGACCAGATGCCAACGCCTGCTGTTTGGGCTTTCTTTTGAATAGCACGGAACTGGTCCACATATTTTATATTTGGTGGATAGACATATGCTACACGTGCTAAGCCTTTCTCTAGTAGCATTTCATTGAACATCTTTCCGTCCACCCATAGATACGCAAGTAGGCGGCCGTATTTGTCTCTCTCAGATACATCGATCTCAATCTGAACCTCTTTGCCTTCTTTCAGTATTTGTTTTGCGAAGGCAGAGGCCTCCGGTCCGAATGGCTGTACCGGTTTGCTTGGGTGCTTCGTTTCTGGCGTATCCACTAGTAGCAGACGGACCGTTTCTTTCTTTCCGTTTAACTCAACCTTCATCGTATCGCCATCTGTAACGGATACAATTTTGGCTGGTATAAGTTTACCGGTTGCTGTCTGCTGAGGCGCAGGAGCTGATTGCTTTGGTGCTGTTGTTGCCTGAGTTGCAGTTGCTGCAGCTGGTGGAGCTGCTGCTGTAACTTTAGTTGCCTGTTGTTGAGAGTTAGTCTGGACGTCAGGCTGTTTAGCTGTATTTGTTGAACAAGCAGTAAGAGCCATTAACAGTACTATTAATCCTGTTAGTAAAGGTGTTTTCTTTTTCATAATGAATCTCCTCTTTTAATATATTTTCGACTATTCTTCTAGAATTCCGTGATGAATATAGAAATGTTCTGTTTTAACGATAAAAAAATTTATTGTATTCTTTCTTGAATCCTACAAAAGCTTGCTCTTTTATCTTTAAATAAGATTTAATTCTCTCATCGAATACCCCTCGGAAGATACGTCTTTTAATTTGTTCCCAGCGTTGGTATGCAAAAAGGTAAGTTGTGTTGAACGTTTGCGCAAGCAACCCAGCGATTTGTGTATCTCTGCTTGGTAGTTCTAGTTGTTCAACCATAAAGAAGGGGATGGTTGCATAGGGTTGAAAATTCCTTGCTTGTTCTTCCTGAAGCTCAATAAGCCCTTGGAATATCGGATGCCGATTTCGTTGGTCTACTACATGACGAAGCGGATGACAAAGCTCATGAAAAAATGCTTCTTTTTGTTCCTGCAATGATAAATTTTGATTTAAATATACGATGATTAATTCTTCATCCCATACCACACTACAAATGCCTTCTGTGTATTCAATCTCTATACAAAACTCTGTACATATCTTTTCTATTGTTAAATCATTTGGAGATAAAATGCCTTTTTGTTTGTATTGTTCCTCGATCCAGGTCTCAAGCATAGTTTTTGTATAGTATTTCAGCATAGTACCTCTCCCTTAACAGTACATATGTTTGTGTTTTGGTGTAAAAAAAGAGCCAGAGGATGGCTTATCCCTCGGCAGTAACTTCGGTTGATTCCCCCTAGTATTTCTGTTTAGAAGGGGAGAAGATTTACTTAAAAATATCCTTTAGTGCCTTTTCGTATCTCTTGGCTTGATCAGGTGTAAACTCTTTTGAAACACGAATTAGTACTTTCCCCTCAAGATAATCATATTCTGAAAACGGACCACCCATTTTCTTTGCGATACCGGAAATATAGTCATATCGATTCTTAGCATCTTCTTCATTATCAAACATTTCAACAGATCCGCCGTTTGTAACTTCTATTGAATTGATTACATCGGTTTTAATGCTAGTATCAACAAAGTTTACCTTACTTGTGTATTGACCAGGACGGCCAAGCAAGTTGTTAGGGTCGTTGGATGCTGTATAAGTTTCTGTTTTTCCGATGTGTAGCCCTGATTCTTTCATTGATTTAACCACCTCACTGGCGTTAGCGGGCTTTGGTTTTTCGATTGGAGCAGGTTGACTTTGCTGCGCTGTAGAATTAGATGGTTTTTCGGTTGGAGCAGTTTGACTTTGCTGCGTTGCAGAATTAGATGGTTTTTCTTCAGTACTGCAAGCAGATAGCGATAATGCCAATCCTATGGTTAATGCTGTTGCTAGAACTTTTTTCATTTCCATTTCTCCCTTTTTATATACCTTTATATTTATGTAATAATTTTCTCTGATGTCTATAATAATGCCCTGCTTGTCCAGTTGGTCAGGCAGGGTTATTTCTTTTTCTTTGCTTTTAATTCCGCTTTTCTCTTTTTAAATCGAGCTACAGTATCCTCAACCATATCCAAAATAAATTGTCGCTCATCCGGTTCTAAATCATCAAGGTCTTTCAATCCATTATAAAAAGCAACGTTGATATTTGAATCGTCTTCATTATTTTTAGAAGATGGATTATCAGTACGACCAAGAAGATAATCAGTTGAAACCTCAAAGAAATCAGCGATTTTTTTAATGGTGTCAGGATCGGGATTTCGATCCCCTGTTTCGTAGCGGGAAAGTTGAACATTGGTGATACCAAGTGATTCTGCTAATCGTTTTTGTGAGAAGTTATTTTTTTCTCTTAGATATTTAATTCTCTTTCCTAAGACACTCATTATATGTATCACCAGACTTTTAGTTTAATTATCCTGATTGTACCATTTACCGAATCGGTAAAAAACAAATTTGCCAAAAAGGTAAAATTGATGTTGACATTACCAAAATGGCAATATATTATTAAATCAATAGTTACCGAATTGGCAAAAGGAGGTGGTATCAATGCTATCTAAACCCAAAAAAGTTAACCTGGAAAAAATAAAATCTCTTCGAAAAGAAAAGGGCATATCCTTAGATGAAATGGCGAAAATGCTTGGATATGAAAGCCCAAATGGCTATTATTACCTTGAGATAGGAAGAGGGAAGTTCCCTGCTGAAACGTTAGCAAGAGTTGCTGATATACTTCAAGTGTCTATCACAGAGCTTTTTTTTGAAAAAGATATTGCCAAAATGGCAAATTTAAATTTAGCCTAACTACACTTACAAAAATGAAAGGAGTAAACCCATGAATCAACTTCAAATTATTCAACACAAAGGACAGCGTGTGTTAACAACAGCTCAATTAGCAGAAGCTTACGGAACTGATAATCGTCGTGTATCTGAAAACTTCAACGCTAATAAAGAAAGGTACACAGAAGGTAAGCATTTTTTCTTACTGCAAGGCGATGACCTAAAAGAGTTTGGCGACCAGTACGGAAATTCCGTATCAGTCAACAGAGTAAGCAAAATGTATCTCTGGACGGAAAAAGGTGCTTGGATGCATGCCAAATCACTCAACACCGACAAAGCTTGGGAAGCTTATGAAATGCTTGTCGATGATTACTACCAAGTTAAAAAGAGCAACAATGTTGTTCCTCTTTCAAAAGACCAAGCACTTGTGACACTTCTTCGTACAACGGCTGACCTTGTAGAGAACCAGGAACAAATCATTCAACGCATTGATGAAGTAGAACGCAAGGTAGACGAACAAATTACTCTGCACAGTGGTGAACAGCGCAAGGTGCAAAAGGAAATCGCAAAGCGTGTGTACGAACTAGCTGAACAAGTCGTATACAAGCAACTTGGTTTTGATGGTGGCGAAGTGATTGTACCGGACCTTGAAAAGGAACGTAAACGATTGTTTTCAGAAATCCATAGGACAATTAAAGACTGCTTTGCTGTCGCTAGCTATAAAGATGTACGTCGCTCAGAGTTCAACCAACTATTGCTTTTCATTCAAGCGTGGCGACCTAAGTTAGTAGCCTAATTTTTTTTTACACATCTTGATTACCAAAAACAACCTCAGATGGAAAGGAGGTTAACCTCTTGAAAAATCAGAATGTTGTCCGCTCTGTCCACTCGCATATAGATGTACCGGGTGATGTGGGGATGGATAAAACTAAGTCAGAACGTAAGCCAGATTACGAGGGCAAGGACGGAAACACCAATGTGAAAGTATTCTTACATCGGATTCCAGAAAAGGAATTCCGAGCGCGTGTAAATCCAGCAATCGCAAGATGTTTACAAGATTCAAAGCAGGATGGCTCCTGAAAGGGAGCTACATGTTAGGACAAGCTGCAAAAAACTGAATAGGAGGAAACGTCATGACCCCTCAACAAGCTGAATCACTTCGCAAAGAGAGCGAAGAGCTAAAGCAAGGTGTTGATCAGGCACTAAGTCAGCGTACACCAGAGCAGAAACAACGTGACCTAGATGCATTGTTAGAAGCTGCTCAACGTGTACACAAACGAGTCCGGCAAGCGAAGGGAGGTGAGTCGGTATGAGCGATTACTTTAGTCCTCCTGAATCCTTGAAAAATAAATAAGGCTCGCTTTCAACACCTTCTATTTTCATCATATATCGCTTTAAAAATATCGTCTGTTCCAATTTAGAACGAAAGGGGGATAGTCGAGATGAAATTCGGAGCCATACTCCAAGCATGTCGGGAACGTGCTGGCTTGTCACAAGAAGAAATCGCAGAAAAGCTTCATCGTTCCCGAAGCTGCATATCGAAATTAGAAAACGACAAGAAGGCGCTGGATGCACAAACACTCATTGAATGGGCTAAGGCTACACAAGCAAACGAGGTCGTCGTCGCGTTTTTATATGGGATGGACGGACTTGGGATGATACAAAACATTATGAGTTTGTTGGGCGGATAAGAAAGGAGCTGTCTTTAAATGAACTGGAACATGCGTATGCAGGAAGTGTTAGAACGGACAGCAGGCTACGATATGAGCTTGATGGATGCCGAACAGAACGAAGCTTATCAATATCGTCTGGAACTGAATCGAATCGAACTGGAGATGAAAGAGGCAAAGCAGGAAGCCAAGGAGTACGAAGAGTTGGCTGAAGCGTACAAGGCGGCTGGGGAAGAGAAAGGCTATCAGGCAGCATGGTCCTATCACAAACTGAGTTTACAACGCTACCACGAATTATCACATTTTCTTGCAAAGAAAAAAGCCGCGATGTGCGGGAACACATTCACGGCCTAGACGCTAATCAAATGTACAAACAGCATAACACATGTTCGCATGTACAGCAAGCCCTCGGGCTGCTGCCAGAGCTACGGAACCTTATAAATAGATAACTCTCAACCAATTATCCGTAGCTGTGTCAGCACTTAGAGTGCAATACATAGAAAGTGAGGTGTCTTATGAATAGTTGTCAGTGTTGCGGATGGCACGAACTCGAATACATCGATGAATTGATGGAGTTTGTATGCGCTAAGTGCGACAGCGTGCAAGACGATGATAACGATTTGTAAGGGGTGAAAGCATGGAGAAAGTGAAGTTGACGAAAAAACAGGCCGAAATCATTGAGTCTATCAAGGACGGTACAGATGATATCGCTAATTTTTTGACACACTGGCATACGGCACAAGATAAGGCAATGGTCGCTACAAGAGAGAATTTCACACCTTCTTTACTTATGAAGGCTTGGGAATACGGTTATGAAATCGAAAAAACTCCAGAAGAAAGGGCACTGGATTATTATGAAACGCTAGAACATTTGATGAATGAAGCTGCGGCTAAAGACAACAGAGGTAAAGCAGTGGCACTTTCAAATGAACGAGTAGGTGCAAGAAACATCCTAATTATGCTCGGTATCAAGATTGAAGGGATAAACGCATGATGCAGACAGCAAGCCTAAACACCGTCATCGACGCTGTAGTTGATACACTCCTAGTCAGGCAGAAACTTGGCCGTCGTTTGGATGAGGATATGGTGGAACGAATCTTGATTGATGAGGTCGGCTGGGAAAAGGCTGAGGAGCTGCTAGATAGGATTCTGATTGAACCAATCATTCAGGAAACTATCGAAGTGGACAACATGGACTTTTCGGAGCCTAACGATAACGTGGGCAACTATTGGTGTGACAGACCAGCAGACTATGAATCTTATAAACGGGCTGTCATTTGAGAGGAGGTGAAGAAAATGCTCGGAACAGCAAATGAAATCAGAGTTTATCACGTATCCGGAAATATTGAAAAGCATATCAATCACTGGTTAGCGGCGAATCCTACTGCTGCAATCATTGATATCAAATTCGGTTGTAATGCTGATGAAGCACTTATTATCTACAAACCAGGACAATAAAAATAGCCCGCGAGCAGGCGGGCCATGAGTAAAGGAAACTTGGTAAAAGTTCACTTTTAGAATAGCACTGACCCTATCAAAAATCAATCGGAGGGATAACGATGGAAAACAAGCGAGTTATTGATTCTATTGAAGTTCTTTATAACGAAGGGTGCTACCACCATATAAAAGTAGGAAAAGATGGTGTAACTGAAATCAGAAATACCGGAGCAGATGATGACGAAGGAGTTTTTTACACCGAATATACAGCTTTCGATTCTGATAATCAGCCTATTTGCAGGGTTGGTGGGAATGCTGCAATCCTTGTTTTTTATAAATAGTCGAAACCAGCGCCCATTGTGGCGCCCGGTCTAGCAGGAATAGCCTCCTGCTACTGATGAGACAGGCTGGAAGGGATGGTGAGAGTAGTGAAAGCTATTGAGGAAGTCCTTGATGATCAACTGGAAAAGGCACTTAAGAAAGTCGAAAACGCAAAGTCTCTTATAGAACATGCGAAAAGCATGAAATGGAGTGAGGAAGAATTTTTCGAAGCTATCCAAACCATTTCTGCTACGAGAAATATTCATGCAAGAAGTGAAAGCAGAATGGTGACAACATGTGAACCAAGGCAACAAAAGAAATAAAAAATGACCTGCGCTAACAGGTCACTTAACAAACACTTTTTATCAATGTACCACGATTGAACCTTGAAAATCAAATAGGAGGTTGACTATGAGTAACGTAGCTTACGCGACGGACGGCCAACAACGCCGGATTGAGCTAGGAACGCACGCTATTCGGCTAGTCAATACGTTGGACATGCCTCAAGAAGAATGGCTGCAATGGCGACGTAAAGGCATCACAGGCAGTGATGTTGCTGGTATTTGCGAAGAAACAAAATGGAGTTCGCCAATGAAAGTATACCTCGACAAACTCGGTCAGTTAGCACCTCAAGAAGATAACGAATCGATGTATTGGGGCCGGATTAACGAGGATACGGTTGCCAGAGAATACGCCAAACGGACCGGGCTTAAGGTACAACGATGCAATGCCATGCTTCAGCACCCAGAGAATGAATGGGCGCTTGCGAATATCGATCGATTCATCATCGATAAAGAGCGCGGTAAGGGTGTGCTGGAATGCAAGACAACAAATGAGTACCAAAAGGACCTTTGGGAAGATGAAAACGTCCCAGAAGCCTATCAGCTTCAGTTGCAATGGTATCTGTACGTTACTGGCTTGGATTGGGGTGCATTTGCAGTCTTAATTGGCGGAAACAAGTATAGGCAGTTTCCGGTTGTGTATCGAAATGAGCAAATCATAGAGGCCATTGTAAAAATTTGCGGCAACTTCTGGCATCAGCATGTATTAACTAAAATCCCACCCATGATGGACGGATCGGATGCATCGAGTAATTTACTAAGCACGATGTATCCCGATGCGAAGCCAAAGAGTGAGACAGAGCTGCCGGAAGAGGCTAACCAGTTGATTATTGACTGGCAACAGGCTGATGAGGAAATGAAGGCTGCTAAAGCTAAAAAGCAAAAGGCAGAGAATCAGCTTAAATCATTAATCGGTGAATATGAAAAGGGAATAGCTTCAGAACACATTGTTTCCTGGAAGCCAGTCACACGCAATACGGTGGATAGCAAGGCACTGAAAGAAGCCCACCCAGATATCTATGAACAATTCCTGAAGTCAAGTACGTCGCGTAGATTCTTAATTACTCAATAACTGGAGGCATACTTATGGCAGTGAAAAACGAAGGTAAATTAACTTCCAAATTACAAGATAAAGCGAAGGGAACGAATGTAGCTCCTCCGACGCCAGCACAAACGATTGGTGCTTATCTTCAAAAGATGGCTCCTGAAATCGAAAAGGCACTACCCAAGCATATGGATGTAGATAGGCTTACTCGTATTTCTCTCACGACTATTCGCACCAATCCGGCCTTGATGAATTGCAGTATGCCTTCTTTACTCGGCGCTGTTATGCAGGCTGCACAACTTGGCTTGGAGCCGGGACTATTAGGACATTGCTACATCATTCCATATGGTAAGGAAGCAACCTTCATCATTGGTTATAAAGGCATGATTGATCTAGCACGTCGGTCTGGAAATATCAAAAGCATTTACGCTCATCCTGTATATGAGAATGATGAGTTTTCTTACAAATATGGCCTTAATCCTGATTTGCAGCACACACCGGCCATGAAAGAACGTGGTGAATTTATCGGAGCATACGCGGTCGCCCACTTCAATGACGGTGGCTACCAGTTCGAATTTATGCCAAAGGAAGAAATCGAAAAGCGGAAGCTTCGTTCTAAATCTTACAGTAAGGGCCCTTGGCAAACAGATTATGAAGAAATGGCTATGAAAACAGTCGTTCGTCATATGTTCAAGTTCTTACCTATCAGCATAGAAGTCATGCAAAGCATGGCGCAGGACGAAACAGTGCGTAAAGATATTACCAGCGAGCCGAAAAGTGTCTACAGCGACGAGATAGAGGCCGAGGGAGTCTTTGCAGAAGATATTCGGATGGACGAGCCTGCACCAGCGGGGAAGCAGCCAGAAGGTGAAGAAGACGAGCTGGCAAAGGTAGCAAAAGAATTCGATGAAGGAAAGCTGTAGGAGGTCAATATGCCATTTCAAAATACAACCATTTTCGATTTTGAAACAACGGGCCTGAGTCCAACAGAAGATACCATCATTGAGATTGCAGCTATTCGGATTCGAAATGGAAAGCAGGTCGGAACCTTTTCTCTACTGATTGACCCAGAGCGCGAAGTTCCTGAGTTCATTACAAACCTAACAGGCATCACGGATGAGGAAGTAAAGGGACAACCTACTTTATGGGAAGCACTCCCGTTTTTTAAACAGTTTTTTGGTGATAGTCTTTTGGTTGCCCATAATGCAGCGTTTGACCTGGCTTTCTTGTTAGAAAAATGCCGGGAATATGGATATGCAGAGCCAACAAACGAATTTATTGATACAAGGGCGCTCTGCATTGAGCATTTCCCGTATCAGTCACACAAGTTGGTAGATATGTGCGAGAAGCTTGAAATTAGGCTAGACGGGGCGCACAGGGCGTTAAACGATGTACGGGCAACCGGAAATCTGCTGCACAAGTTGAACAAGGAATATGGCGATGCCATGGGCTTTAAAAACAAACTATATTATTTCACAAAGTATGGACCACCAAAGGGTGTTCCAGTACATGCTGAGTTGGTAGCTATAGGGAAGTAAGAAGGGGCGCTTAGCGCTCCTCTCTATCAAATATGAGGGGGAAACTCTATGAAGAATGGAAAGAGGCCGACGCGAAAACAGAAGCTGGCAATGAAAGCTGTACGAC